ATGAGTTTTGCCGCTTCTTCCCGCAAGATGCCTGACTTTGATCCTCCCACCTGGTTAGACTTGGATATTCTTCGTTTTTGGAGAGATCATTATAAACTTCAACTAATTATTTAATTTATGGGTAAACAACCTTTTATTTCACATGTAGTGAATGGCTACTCTCGTTATGATGTCCCCGAGAGTAAGGCTTTTACGTGTACGCCGGGTATTCTGTATCCAGTGCGAATCGATTTTATTAATGCTCGAGATCGTGTATCTATCGAACAGGGTATTGATGTCCGGAGCAACCCTCTTGCGGTTCCGACGTTTAATCCTTACACTATTCGCCTGCATCGCTTCTGGGTGCCATTACAGCTTTATCATCCTGAACTGCGTACGAATAGCAGCAAGTTCGACATGAATAACCTGTCGTTGAATTGGATTCCTGCCTTACCCGGTACTGTAGGTTCTGGCGCGACTCCTTCTGTTGACACTCCCTTCTCGAATTCCCTTCTTTTTTGGCTTCGCGTCTGCAATCGTTCTGTTAATTTTAGCACAGCCACCGCTCCTGCTCAATCCGAGCTCCCCGCCGGCACGCCGCCTGTTCAATGGGCTAACGCCGACACCTATCTTGCTTATTGGGATATTGTCCGTAATTATTATGGTTTTTCCCAGTGGGGCCTCTATTCTTTTGCTTGGCCAGCGTCTTGGTATTACACGGTTTCTTCGACTTCCGGTTCTAATGTTTCTTATAAATTTAACGACCCTGGGAATGATTCGTTTTTTACTCAACGTTATGGCAATTTAGAGCATCTTGATTCGTATTTCGAGAGTCAGTTTTACCCTTCGGCTGTGTCGTCTTCGAATAACACATTCAATCGTCGCAACCTTTTTGCTCAGATTATTCGGTCGGATATTGGTTCTGCCGGTACTGCCGCTGGTGCCTCCTCGGATGGTTTTCCGGTCGTTTCCGTCTCGTCTTCGTATACACTCATGGGTACGTCTGCTCCTACTGATCAGTTTTCTGGTCGCGATGAATCGAAAGGTTTGATAGATTCAGTTGTTTTTAATCTCGCTCATCCTATGGCTGTCATTCCTTCCAATCCTGATCGTTTTAGCCGATTGTTGCCTATTGGCTCGAATTCCGCTGTTTCTACGGCCGGCGTTCAGACTATTCCCCAGTTGGCTATCGCTTCGCGCCTTCAGGAGTATAAGGATCTTCTCGGTGCTGGAGGTAGTCGCTATAGCGATTGGTTGGAGACGTTTTTTGCTTCGAAGATTGAGCATGTCGATCGTCCCAAGCTCCTATTTAGCTCCTCGCAGACTGTCAATGTTCAAGTTGTCATGAACCAGGCTGGAAATAATAATTTTTCTGGAAATCAGCCTCTTGGCCAGCAAGGTGGTTCTATTGCTTTTAATGATCGTCTTGGTCGTCGCCAGTCGTATTATTTCCGTGAACCCGGCTACATGATTGATATGTTGAGTATTAGGCCTGTTTATTATTGGAGTGGTATTCGCCCGGATTATTTAAATTACGAAGGTTCTGATTATTTCAATCCAATATACAATGATATCGGCTATCAGAGTGTTCCTAATTGGCGGTTTAATCAGCTCCCCTCTGTTTCTGTTAATTCGACTTTTTCGCAGGAGCCGTGTTTTAATGAGTTTAGGTCGTCTTATGATGAGGTTTTAGGTCAAATATCCGCGGTTAATTCCAATCAGAATCTGCCGACTCTTTATGCTTATTGGGTTCAGCAAAGATCTTTGTATTGGAGCGATAACTGGCCTTCTGCTTCTAATTACGCTCCTGCCCTTTTTGTCGACATGTCGCAGGTTAATTCGCCTTTCGCTTCGATGAGGGAAGATAATTTCTTTGTGAATATGTCGTATGCTGTCCAAAAGAAGAGTCTTATTAATAAGACCTTTGCAACCCGTTTGTCTAATCGCTAATATTGTATACTATGGCACTTGACTGGATGCTCGAAGATCCCGAGCAGTATATTTCCCGAGGTCAACGGATCATGTCGGTTCTCGACGGCAGTGGCTCGGTAGACGTTCTTCCCGGGCGACCTGACGTTGAGGCTTCGTCATCTGATTTTGATAAAGGCGAGAAATTTAATCCGGAAATTGATTTCGACCCTAATTCTTACTCCCGTATGGATAAGTTTGACGGTCTTGAAGTCGGTCAGGAACTTATTGATTCAGAGTTAGATCGGTCGAAACCCTCTTCTAAATCCGCCGATTCTGAAGAAAAATAGGTCTCTCTTTACTTGATGATATATGTTACGTGCGCGGACCCCTCTGACAGAATGCTTGAATGGTTAGAGGTTATTGGTAGCGACTGCTGGAGAGGCCGCGCATTTTTCTATCGTTCTTTAATATCATTCCACTATGTCTGATACTAAACAACCTTTTTACAAATCGAAGGCTTTTTGGACGCTCGTTTCGTCTATTATAGCTGCCCTATCGGCCTTTTTCTTGGCTTCGTGTTCTGCTCAGGCCAAGGTTTTTCGTTCTGGTATTCATATCGATACTGTTCGGGTAGATTACATTATTCGTTCGAACAGCTATACACTTCCCTAATATGCGACTTATTGATTTTAAAAGTTACGTTGAACCTGTTTCTACTGGTGCTATCCTTGGAGCCGCTGGCGTTGCCGCTGGTGGACAGGTCGCTTCCGGTCTTTTTAAGCCGTCTTTGAAACGTCAGTGGAAGTACCAGCAAAAGCAGATGAAACTGCAACAGCAGTACGCCCTTGAACAGATGCAGAAACAGGGTGAGATCAATTATGCTAACTGGCAAAAACAGTTTGATTACGAGAATGCCTACAACGACCCTTCGAAGGTTTTTGATCGTTATCTCAAGGCCGGTGTTACGCCTGCTGCTGTTCTTGGCTCTTCGGGCGTTGGTGTTAACGCTACTATGTCTGGTGGTTCTTCCGGCTCTGTTGGTGCCTCAGGCCCTTCGGGTGGTTCGTTCGACTTTTCCAGCCCCCTACCTCCTGGCGCTGGTTCTGCCGCTGCTGGTGTCGCCCTTGATGCTATGAATGTTAATTCGTCTATCGAGCGCAACAAGGCTGCCGCTAATCGTGATGACGCTGAGGCTGAAAATATTCGCAGCAACACTTTTGAGCCTGAATTCAATAGAGCCCGCGTTGAGGCTTCCAAGGCTGTCGACGAAGCTCTTGCCAACAGGGAGATCGAGGCCGCTGCTGCCCTTAAGTCTGAACGTCTCTTGAATGATCTTAACCATACTCTGCTCTCTCTTACACTGAGTGCTCGCGTCGAAGAATCTAACGCGCTTGCCGATAAGGCCAAGGAAGAATTGAAACAGCTTCGTATTCAGGGTACGCTCATCGAGCGCATGGTTAAGGCTCGAATTTTTGTTCTTGAATCGCAGGGTGCTCTTAACGAAGCCCTTTCCAGTCTTACCTCTACCGAAGAGGAAGGAAAGCGTATTGAAAATTATGATCTCGCCAATGAGTTTTCGCGTAATTGGGATAAGCGTTTTGACGTCGAAATTCCGAATCCTCAGTACGAAAAGAATCTTCGCAGTTCCAATCCTATCAGTCGTGGTAACCCTGGTCCCAAGACCTTCAAAGTTTCTATGTCTCTTAAGGACTTTTACGACAAGACCGAGATTAATCGATCTAATGCTTCAGAATTCCTTCCCGAGCAGGCTCGTGTTGCCCTTCGTAATGCTAAACTTGACCCCTATATTGAGATTAGTAAAGCTCTTATCGGCGTGGCTGGTAATCTTAGTGGTGCTGCTCTTGTTCGTGGTGGTATTTCGTCCGCTGCTAAGGGTTTTGCCCAGACCTCTACTGGAGGTTCGTCGTCTTCGTCTCGTACCACCGTATTTGACGGCCATGGTAATGTTAAAGGTTATGTATTGAAAGAGATGTCCGGTGAGTCTCATGGTGCATCCACTCGTCGTAACCGATATTAAACAATTTTTCCGACCTTTTGAACTTTCTTTATCTGTTGTTTTGTCACATATTTGCACTGTAAACCAATAACCTTATTGTCATGAAAAGAGCTAAGTTTTCTAAAACTGACAAATTGTTTGCCGACGCTACGGAGTACCTGTTCATTGAGTGGCTTGTTCGTCGGGGAATTTTTTCCGCCTTTAAGGCAAATTATCGCCATAGGGTTCGCGATGGTGAGTCTTTTCGAGATGCGCTGCGTCGTCGTATTTTACGCATTATCTGTTCGGACAAATGTGAGCTGAAGAATTTTATCGACGGTGCTTTTATATTCAGCTCGACGCCTGAGGGCCTTACTTTTTGGTGCGATCAGGCGGTTGCTTGGTCTCGCTTTTGTGAAGATTTTCAAAATAGACTTTAAATTTTATCATTATGACTCAAATTCATCTCGTCCTTCGTCGTATTAGCCCTGCTCTTAAAATCGATTTCGTTCAGATTGGCAGTATTTCGAATGATCAGTTTAAGCCGCTGCCGCTCTCCGCCTTTGCTGATTCTGATATTGCCCCTTTTATCAAGACTGGCCCGATTTCGGATACCCCTTTTATTAACCATTCGGATGTTTCTGACCTTATAGTCAAACTCTCTTCGTCTCCTGGCTTTATGTTTGAGTTTTTTGACAACACGGTCGTTCTTATGTTTGATCTTAATATTAATCACAATGAAATCACGTCGAAAGAAGAAAGGGAAGGGAACTAAGGTAGTTACCCGCCCTCTTGGTGGAAGAGTTCTTTGACTATTTGAACCCCAGGGGACAGCCGAAGGCTGTGGCCACCGCGAAGCGGTAAGGTACCCCCCTGTGGGTTCTTCCTTTTAACCCGTAAATACCTTTTTTTATGGACAATTTTGATTTTCGCCCTCGATATTCGCCTGTCGTGAATCATGCTCCGTGTCGTTTTTCCGTCGGTGCTTATCACGGTAAAAAACGCGTCATTCTTGCGTGGTTTGAGAGTGAATCTGCTGCTATAGATTACCTTGTCCGCTGTCGTCGCGATCGCCCTCGTATTAAGTTTGATTACCTTCAAAGCCTATTTTAATGCCTTGCTCTTCGCCCATATGGATACGCAATCGTCGTTATTTCGACAAGAGGAACCCCTGTCGTAATGGCTCTGATGTTGCCAAGTCTGCTTTAGCCCTTCGCCCTTGGGATATTGCGCGACAGTGGCTCATGGTCCCTTGCGGCAAATGCGAAGACTGTCTTCGTCGTCAACGTAATGATTGGTTTGTTCGGCTCGAACGCGAGCTTGCTCGTTGTAAGGCTGAGTCCAAGCAGGCTATTTTTGTTACGATCACTATTTCTCCTGAATATTATGAAAAGGCGCTCCTCGATCCAGCCTCGTTTATCCGCAGATGGAATGAGAGGATTCGTCATCGGCTCGGCCACTCCTTTAAGCATGCGTTTTTCCAGGAGTTTGGTACCCATCCAGAAACAGGATCGGCGCCGCGTCTTCACTTCCATGGTTTTCTCTTTGGAGCCAACGCGCTTTACAGCGAAATCCGGAAAGCTGTTGGTGACCTTGGATTTGTATGGCTTAGTAAAGGCACGCATAAGCGTGCGCGATATGTTGTTAAATATGTTACTAAACAGATCGGTTTTGACTCTGAGCAAATTTCCGATCAAAATGTTGTTTTAAATGGAAAACTTACACCTTTGGCTACTGTCCTCCAACATCGCCGTTATACGCGAAAATTCGTATCTGCTGGCGTTGGTGATTTTCTTGGTTATATGCCTCGCCCTTCTGTTCGTGTTTCGTCGTGGTCTTATTTTGATTTTAAGACTGGTGTCAATTATTGCTACTCGATTCCTCGATATTATCTTCGATACCTTAAACCGGAAGACGAGGTTGTGCGTTCGATTACCGCTGCTGATAGCTATGCACGCTTCAGCAAGTCTCCTTTGGTTCGGCGTATTTTGTCTTTGTGTGTTAAGCGGTTCGCCCTCGATTCCGCCGTATCCGGTAGAGCGTCATATACGTGGGAGCAAAAGCAAGTGATGCGTTTTGCCGCTTCTTCCCGCAAGATGCCTGACTTTGATCCTCCCACCTGGTTAGCCTTGGATATTCTTCGTTTTTGGAGAGATCATTATAAACTTCAACTAATTATTTAATTTATGTGTAAACAACCTTTTATTTCACATGTAGTGAATGGCTACTCTCGTTATGATGTCCCCGAGAG